GAAGTGCCTACCGCCCGTCTGGCAGTGGCCCCTGGTGGTGGCTTCCAGGCGTTGCAAGGCAAGCCTTCTGAGTCTGTTGGCAAAGAGCAGATGGCAATCAATCAGCAACGTGCGATTGTCAAGGGCGCTATTGATGCGGTCACAGCCACCCCTGATGCGTTTGGCATGGCCCGTGGTTTGATGCCTGAGTCACTTGGTGGCCGTCTGGCATCGTCCGAAGAGAACCAAGCCCGTTCGTATCTGTTCAACGTCGTGTCAGGCGTGATCAAGGAACGTGCCGGTACTGCTCAGTCTGCTGCTGAAGCTGACACACTTGCTCGATTCTTGCCACAGCCGACCGATGAGGCTGATGCCATTAAAGACAAGATGCTGGCGTTTGACAAGTACCTTACAGCCAAAGAATCTGGTACGACTAAGAAAAAACCAGCACCCGCTGCACCATCTGGCCCTAAAATTGGTATAGTGCAGGACGGTTATCGTTTTAAAGGCGGCAACCCTGCGGATCCATCTAGCTGGGAGAAGCAATAATGGCAGGCCCATGGGAACAGTATCAACAACCAGCCGCTGCACCCAGCGGCCCTTGGATGCAATATCAGGGCGAAGGCGTCCCGGGTGCACGAGCATCCCTGGTTGATCAGATCCCTGGCTACGGTGGCCCTGTTCCCGCTGCCACAGCCCCTGCTGTCCCAACTCGTACATCGATGCTGGACAAGCTGCGAGGTGGCGTGGAGACTGGCGCTGCGCTTATCTCAGGCGCTGCAACAGCTCCTGTCATCGAGGCTTCCAAGATCTACGGTGCACTAACCAGCGGTCAGTTTGGCACACCCGAAGGTCTTCGTGCTGGTGAACAACTGGGTCAGCGTGTTGCTGGTCAAATTCAATATCAACCTCGCACAGCCGCCGGTCAGCAGTATACGGGCGACGTTGCCAATGCGATGGCCCGAACCGGCCTACAAGGCGTTCCATTGAATGTGCTGGCTGACTTCCAGCGCGGCTTGACGCCTGCTGTCAAAGCCGGTGTTCAGTATGGCCGTGACGCTCAAGCAGCTCGTGCAGCCAGTACCGCCGAGGCACAGTCTGCTGCTGACTGGGCACGTGCTCCTCAGATCGAGGCTGCCCAGGCTGCCCAGCGTCTGGGTGTTGCCGTCAACCCTGCCGAGGCTAATCCGAGTGTCAAAACCAAAATGCTTGCCGGTGCAGCAGGCACTCCAGAAATCAATCGTCAGCTTGTCAAAGCGAATGCCCCTAGATGGAATGAAATCGCTCGGGAAGACATGGGTTTACCTGCAAATACACCGCTGACATCCGAGGCTTTCGAAAAGGCCCGTGCCGCCAACTATAAGCCTTACGAGAAGATCAAAAGCATCGAGGTGGTGCAACCTAATGAAGATGTCTCGCGTCAACTTAACGCTTTAAAAGTTGACCCACTTTCTACCAGTAGCCCTGAAAAAGCGGCTAATGTAAATGCAATTGTTGATCGCGTAAATTTACAAATCAATGAAGGTTTGTTAAGTGGTGAGAATGTAATTGGTCAGATCCGCGGCTTCCGTAAAGATGCCACTCGTGTTCTAAAAAATCCAAACGCAACTCCTGTAGATGTCGATATCGCGGAAACGCAAATCGGAATCGCAAACTCGTTAGAGAATCTTCTTGAGTCAAACATCACAGACCCTAATTTGTTAAATGAGTTCCGTGCGGCGCGTACTGCTATTGCGAAAACTCATGATTGGGAAAGTGCTACAAGCGTTACAACAAAACAAGTTGACCCTTCTCAAATTGCTAAATTGGCTGAAAAAGGCAAACCTTTAACAGGGACGTTGGCTGATGTGGCAAACATTGCCGGCAACTTTCCTAGCGCGGCCTCATTGACTGCTTCAAAAATTGAACCTTGGCAATATGTGCGTCGCGGTAGTGTTGGCGGAGGTTTAGGTTTTCTTATGGCTGGCCCAGGTGGTGCGATTGCAGGTGCGGGTGCTACTCATGTAGGCGGTAAAGTATTGGCAAATCAACTGCTGACCAAAGGCGCTCAAAACCGATTCGCTGTTCCTGCTGACCGTCGAATTCCCCTAGTCGTTCCAGAAATGGAATTTGTAAACACAATGGCAAAATAATGGACACCCAGGTTCTATTCAACATCGCAGTCAGCCTCGCCGGTGCTCTGGGCGGGTGGATCTTGAACAACATCTACCGATCATTGGAGCGTCTGGACAGCGATGTGCGGGCCATGCCTCACATGTACGTCACTCGTGAAGACTATCGAGCAGACCTGCGAGACATCAAGGACATGCTTGGCAAGATCTTTGACAAGCTGGACGGCAAGGTGGACAAGTGATTGAACTTATAGGCGGCGGCTTATTTGGCGGCATACTTGGCGGCATCTTTCGCCTAGCCCCCGAGGTGCTCAAGTTCTTTGACAAGAAGAACGAGCGTGATCACGAGTTGGCCATGTTCAGCCGCCAGTGTGATCTGGAGCAGCTGCGTGGTCAACAGAAGTTGGCTGAGATAGGCGCTAACCGCGAAGCCGCTATCGACGTAGGTGTCATGGACGCCTTCAACGCAGCCATCAATCAGCAAGCCGAAATGGTCAAAGCTGCCGGTGGTTTTGCCGCAAGTCTTTCAGCCTCCGTGCGCCCTGTAGTGACCTATTGGATTATGGCTCTGTGGTCGTTTATTCACATTTGGTTTGCTTGGCAGGCTCACAAGGCTGGCGCTTCCCCTGAAGTCGTGTTTAAGACCATGATGACCGTGGACTTTTGTGCTCTGGTGTCCGGCACCATAAACTACTGGTTCCTCGATAGAACTCTCAAGCAACGCGGTCTATGAACCTCGAGCTGGCCGTTGCGCTGTGCATGTTGTTTGAGGGGTTTAAATCCAAACCCTACACATGCCCTGCCGGTATCGCCACCATTGGGTACGGCTCGACCTACTATGCCGATGGGCGCAAAGTAACGCTGCAAGATCCACCAATCACAGAACCCGAGGCGCGTGATCTACTGGTGTCGGAATTACGACACACCTACGTGCCTGGTGTCCTGCGCAACTGTCCAATCCTTGCCACCGACTTTCGCAAGCTCAACGCGATCGCTGACTTTTGCTACAACTTAGGCGTGGGTCGTTTGCAGACCTCGACCTTGAAGCGCAAGATCAACGCTGGAGATTGGGAAGGCGCAAGGGAACAGTTGATGCTGTGGACAAGGGGCGGCGGCAAGGTGTTGCCAGGCCTTGTACGCCGCCGTGAAGCCGAAAAGGCTTTACTCCTTAGCTAGTAACCTTTCGTAATACTTTTTAGGCATTGCGGCTTTTTTATCAAGGGTATCCCTTAGCCACTTTGCCCCGCCAAGTTCCCTCAAAATCAACCACTGACGATCATTCATGCGAATGTCCCTGCGCTTAAGTGGTTCAGGTGGCTTGGGTCTTGGCATCACTTCTCCTCAGTCGAGGTGTGCAGGTATGCCGTCAATCGTTTGATCTGGGCTTCGCGGTACTTGCAGATCGAGTCTGCGTATTCCCTGCCACTCTGGGCTTCCAGCAGCCTGCGCTTGGCCTCCTCCAGCTCCTTGAGTGCCAGCATCTCGGCGGTGGGTGCATCAAATATAGACTTGAAATAGTTTACAGTTTGTTCAAACATTACATTACTCCTTGTTAAAGTGTTATACAGTGTATCACAGTTTAATGACCTTTGGACTGACGATACTCTTTAATTGCGTTTCTTAGGCCCGCTTGGGTGGTGGCCTTGTCATCGAGCGCCAGTGCCTGCGCCTGATCCAGCGTAGCCTGCATCATGATCCTATGACAGATCACGGGCACCCCTTGACCTTGACGGCGCACACGGGCGTTGAACTGCTCGTACAGATCCAGCGACCAGTTCAGGCCGTACCACACGAGTATGTGGCCATTCTTCTGAAGCCCGTCGATACCGTGACCCATCGATGCTGGGTGGCCGATCATCAAGGGGCAGTCGCCTGTCTTCCAGCGGTGCATGGCGTTGGTCAAGGATGCCTCGGACTTGCACTCGGTCAGGTTGATCGGGTCGAGGTGTTTGAACTTCTCCATGATCCGCGCAGCGTCTGATCGGTAAGCATAGGAGCACAGGATCGGTGAGCCTTGGGCTTCGTCGATGATGTCTTCCAGCGCCTCGAGTTTGAAGTCATGCACCGGCTCCCACAGGGGCATCCCGGCAATCGGATACATCGCGCCGTTGGAGAACTGGAGGCACTTGTTTGTCAGCGATGCCTGGTTGAACGCCTCCACGGTTGTGCCGCTGTCAAGGGTCAAGAAGAACTCTCGCTCCATGGTCTCGTACTTGGCCCGCAGATCATCGGGCATCTCGATCTCGATGTTGTTGACCATGAGGTCTGGCAGCGGGTTGTAGTCCTCTGCACTCATCTCGAGTGTGATGTCACCGATCAGCTTTTTGATCGTGTCCTCGGTGTCGTCATACGGCACCTCTTTGTACGGCCCAGCCTTGCGGTAGAACCGGGTGCGAAAGGCCGTCTTGGACACGCCAAGCCTCTCACCCTTGTCCACCACGAGGAACTGGCCGTGCAGGTCTTTGTAGCCATTGCTGGCAGGGGTTCCCGTGAGGCCCGTTGTCCAGCTGAACTTGTCGGCGATCTTCTTGAACGCCTTGACCCGGTTCGTGGAGCTGTTTTTCATCTTGCTGATCTCATCCCAAATGATCCCGTTGAACGGCATCTCTTTGTCCTTCTTGATGAAGTAGGTCTGGATCGTCTCGGACAGCCAGCCGAGGTTCTCATAGTTGATCAGATACACGTCAGCTGGGCGCAGGAGAGCGCGGGTGCGCTGATCCCGTGTGCCCGTGACCATGCTGAACCGCAGGTGCTTTGTGTGCTCCCACTTCGCAGCCTCTTGCCGCCAGACCAGCCGGATGACCCTGATCGGCGCGACGATGATCACGCCTCGCAGGAAGCCGGTGTTGATCAAGTGCGCCAAGCTGGTCAGCGTGATCACAGTTTTACCCAGTCCCATGTCCAGCCACAACATCGAGTTGGGGCGGGTGCACTGGAAGTTGACGGCCTTTTGCTGGTAGCCGTGGAGTAGATTAGGAGTCAGCATCCCATCACCATTACATCAATCATTGTTTTACCCTCGATTACGTTGTCAATTACAAATACATTTACTTTTTGGGTTCGCAGTTTCCCGTGCTCCCGCTCTTGGGCAGCAGTTGGTTTCTGACCTCCTCGTTTGAATTCACAAAACCACACACGGCCATCAGGTGCGATGAACAAACGGTCAGGCACAGCAGCCCGTGCGGGGCTGGTGAATTTGTACGCAAGCACACCTTTGGAGCGGGCGTATTCACAGACTTTGGCTTCAATGTCTTTCTCTAGCATCTCAGCACTCAGAGTCAGCTTTTCGGTTTTCCAACTCGATCAGCAACTCAATGTAGTGCTTGGCCTTCATCAGATCCGCGATGCCGTTTTTCTTGCGCCAGCGGGTGACGTACTTGATCACGTTGCCCTCAAAGTACCCCAGCGCATTGGCATGGATGTACTCGACTGGCTGGATTGGCAAGTCCTTGTAATGATTGCCGCCCTCTTGTTTGTTTAAGCTAGACCCAGACATAATTTCTCCACTTCTCGAATGTAATATTCAAAATCCACTGGCAGCTTGCCAGCATCCTTGATGTCG